CAATGAAATGCTTAGCATCATTCATATTATCTTCTAATTCTTGCAGTTGTTCTTCTGTGCTCATCGTGTGTCCTCTTATTGAGATAAAAACAAAGTATTGTTAATAATTTAAATAACAAATCTCTCCTATTTTTTAAATAAACTAATTTGTTATACAAATTGTCTATTTTCGCGATTATATCACGGTTTTTTCTAATCTTACTGACCATTTAACATTGGATCATTAATTATTGCATCTGCAAACTTGTTGTCCATTGCGTTTTGTTGGTCTACTCCTTTCATGTTTTCTTCATGTTGTCTGCCAACACCAGACTCTTGTTCTACAAAATTTAAGTCTTCCATATCAGACTTACTATTTAAGTTTCTAGACTTAGATATTTCAGTCTGAGTCTTAGCTTTCTTATATTCTACATCTACTGCATTTTCAGCTGCTTTAGCACTTTCATTAGCTATCTGAGCTTGTAATAGTTGCATTTCCATTTGTGCTCTTTGTTCAGCCATTGGATTAGGTTGCGGCTTATATTCTTTAATCTGTTTAGCTAGTTCAGGCATTTTACGTAATCTAGCTATGTCAGCTAATATAATCTGTGACATAGATGGATCCATGTTGTTACCCATTGTCTGTAACATAAATGATAGTTCTTGAGCTTTTTCGTTATCAGCTTCAGCTGTAGAAATATTTAATTTAATATCATACATACCACCTAAGTCTTCACGATTAATAGCAACAAACTCTTCATTAGTTACTCTTACAATTTCTTCATCAGATAAAAACTCAGAGTTCATAGATATAATCTTACGACCTATTTGATTGATACCATCAGCTAATCTTCTAAGTATTCCTAATTCACGTTTAGATGACGCATCTAATGCACTTCTAATACCTGTAGCAGTATTTCCTAATGCTGCACCACTAATACCACTACTAAATGCTTTAACGCCTGTTAATGACTCAGCTTCATTGTTTTGAAGATTAAGCATATTTAATGCACTGTTAGGTATTTCAGGATATGTATCCATATGAAATGCTTGTCTAGGGTCTACATTAGAATTAAACTTATAATCTGCTCCTTGCTCAAATTTACGAGCATTAGTAACATCTAAAGCATCTTTACGAATACCCATTTGTCCATTAGCAGATCTACCAATAATATCAATCATACCTCGTGTTACAGCACCAATAATTTTTTGGTTGTCTTCTAGTAATGCACCATCTGGTTCACCATAGATGTGTTTACGTACTGGTAAATATTGAACTGATACAAATGGCAGTTTTTTATCAGGAAATGGGTTAGCTTCCATTCTAATTAGTACATCACCTACCCATGTAGCTATAAACGGTTCTACTTCACCAGTGTCATTAATATCCCAGTAACCCCAATATTCATAAACAATAATTTTTTTACGAGGGTCATCTTTAAATTTAAAGTTAGTTTC